ACTTGATAGCGTTTGCTTGGATGTTCATTTGTGCTGAGATTAGTTTCATTACAAATCCCGTGACTCCACCTCCAAGCATTGCCACTAGTTCACCACTCATCGTTTTCTTAACTCTACTATTGTTTTATATATCCAAAGACCCATGTATGCAATGGTGCATACCGAAGCGATAATAGACATTACCTCGCTAATTCCTTGAAAAGAAACAGCCAGTATTGATCCTGTTGCTCCTAATCCAAGCTTGTTTAGCTCGGGGTTCATTACACAAATTGTGAACCGTGAACTATTGCAGTACCTGATACACCTAAAAACTTAGCAGCCTTAGCAGCTCTTGCACTAAGAGTAATAAGACCTTTCTCCTTTAAAAGAAGATGACCATTAGATGCGGTAGGAGCACTACCATCAAACGTCACGATAACATTGTTATCTTGAACGTCAATCATTACGTATTTAGTATCACTAGCAAATGCAGCAAATGAGACTCCAGATCCTGATGTTGCACAGGATAGATTTTCTCCAGATACTGTTCCATTTGGTCGTGGATATAGGTTTGTTACTAGACTATTCATTATCTTGATTGTTGACTGACATACGTTTTAATACGATGTCCTACAGTATTATTATTATAAACTTGCTGAGGATTATCTAAAGACTCAGCTAAAAATCCATCAGCAATTTCTTCTTCAAAAGCTGCCTTTGAGTGTTGCCCATCCATACGCAAAAAATCAGCATAAGTTGCATGAGCCATAAACAAAAAATATTCTCCAGGAACTTCATTCCTAGAATTTGATCCATCAGTATCTAGATCAGTAAGCAAAGTAAGTGGCTGACGATAGGTAACAAAAACACTTGTAGCATCAGAAGCTGTAAGATTAATTACATGAGCACCATCGCTTTCTACAAAAAATTCAAAATCAATAGTTGAATTTTTTAAAAAAGGTTCTTCTCGATGTATTCTAAGAAACTCTCCTATATTAGTTTTACTTGTTTGAGTAAAAGGAACAATAGAATTTGCTATAGTTCTTTCTTCTCCAACAGTAAGATACCTAACCCAGTAGGGAGTTTTGTTGTAAGCCTGAGAAAACCTTCTATTAGCCAAGGCTAACAGTTGAGAGATTTCTGCTGCGGTAAAATCTGAGTTACCAGCAAGTGCAGAAATTAAATCAAATAAATCTTTATTGGCCCTGTCTTGCATTACGCTTTATTAGGACTAAGTTCTGGAAACTTCTTGTTATAATATTTTAAAAACTCTTTGCTGTGTACGTGATCTACTCCGTACTTTTTAACTAATCTAAAATAGTCTCTAGCAGGAATATTAGCAACGCACTTACCTAAAACTGGATGAGTCTTACCAACATTTGTCCTTGCCTCTTTAGCAGTAGCATTAATGCGGTCTTGCTCTTTGGCTCGCTCCATTTTGAATCCAGTTTCAATCTCACGCATAAACGCTCGATTAACTTCACCATCATCATACTTTGGCACTGATGTAATAATATTCATTTACTTTTTAAAAACAAACAGCTTTTGAAAAACTTGTGAAGGTTTTTCGCTAAAATAATAAACGATTTTCCTTCTTCAATAGATACTCCAGGAACATAATATCGACTGCACGATAACTTAACGTTACAGTTTATTCCCTGACATTTAATAATATTCATAAATAAAAAAAGGGAGGCCAGGATTGGCCCAACCTCCCTTGATAGATAATTATTAACTAATTATGCTCCGAATACTTCTCCTGCTGTAGGATAGTACTTCATCAAAAGACGAATCTTTCCTTCAGTAGCAACGTCTGGGCCTTCACCCGTGAAGTTGTAAGTGAGATCAACCGCACTAACAAGATGAAAACCTAC